GGTTGGGGGTCTATAGGTACGGTCCCATCATTGGAAGAGTGTAAGCCAAACTCTCCACTGAGATGGGGTCCAATGTACCCATTTCCTCCATGTGGGCTGAAAACCCTGGTCGCATCCTGGTTTCAACAGGACGGGAACTACTGATGGCCCATAGGGCACCTTCATAGTAGTCAAAGAATCTGTTAGAATTACCCGAAGGTAACAGCTCCTCTAACATCTTCCAGACACTAGTAGCGTCTGAGGAACGCGAGAAAGCTCGAATGAGCGCTCTCTCCTCTGGATCTTTAATCCCTGAAGGGTTCTCTGGGAAACAAGACTGCCGCCACGTCTCCTCAAGTGCGCGGTCTGCCATTCCCCACTTCCAATCGTGACCCAAGAAATGCGGCCAGTCCTTGCCAGAATAGCCAACGACTGTCTTCTCCACGTTCATGGTCAGGTTTAAATCTGACACTGCCTCAGCAAGCTTAATCAGAGGCACCTCAGAGGTGTTCCCTACGATAGAATCATCTCCGAGCACTAGAATGTGGTCACGACCTAACGCCTCGCCTTTAGAGACAATCCAAGCATAGGTGATCGCTAAATAATTAACGATGCTGTCCACCATGGATGTAAAATAACTCCCGCTTGGTACGCCACGATGCTTAATCCACACTTCTTGATCAGGCATCATAATGGGCGTGTGGATGAAATAATTCACCACTTTGTCCCAACACCGTTGCTCCTCCTCGTTGAAATGCTCCACAAAGTAACTACGTAGCACCTCAAAAGCAAAAGAAATGAGCGCAGGTGGTATTGAACTGTCGAACCCGGAGAAATCAACGGAGTAGAAAGCACCCGAATTCCGGATCGCAGCCATCCTCGTTCCAATCTGACTCTTCCTGAGTCCCAACGTCATTGGAGTACGTTTGGACAGATATTGCTCAAGAAGAAGCGGCGCGAATCTTGCTTCCAGCAAGAACTGTGACTGCGGGTAACCCCAAACAAGACGAGTCTTGGGCCCAAGCTTCCCGTGCTGTACACGATGGTACGCTATACACGGTTCTGACAGTCTGTCACCGTTAGCAATGCTCTGCGCACGCACCAGGTCAGAATCGAAGGCTTCACCCTTCTTACTGCACTCTGGTAGGCCTGAACTTTTGTCCAGCCAGATCCAATCTTTAAGACCTGAATCCAGTCCGAGGGGGACTAGATGACCATATTGGCAACCAAACGCCTTGAAAGTGAGAGCCATAGCTCTAGCCAGAGCTGATGGTTCAGGCTCCCAGGTCTGGGGTGTCCCGTAACGAGCGAGCGCAGCAACTAAAGCCTGCGGATCGTACGCACTTTTATTGTCCACCTCAGGATCGAAATCGTAACCCGCCTTCTTAGCAGCATTGAGAATGCGGTACTCTACGAGGATGTGGCCAGGGCGTTGAAGATAACCCAGTGTCCGTCGCGCCTTCAGTTGGCTCTTCCTAATGAAGTGCTTTCCTTTATGAGTGAGCGACGTTTCCGAGAGACGAGACGCATCATACACGTCAATGTCAACGGTAAGGATCTCAGACATCGAGCCTCCTGTTACTCATACTTGCGCGGGCGTCACGCAAACCGAGTCAACCGACCAAGGACCTGACTTTCAGGTTAGCACCCATAGGGCTCATGTGTTAAACTAAGACTTTGCTAAACAGTGAGTCTCAGAGTGTCACACAAGGAAAGTCCAAACCAAAGTCACGTAGTAAAATTGGCAGCGCGTAGTCATAGACTAGTTACT